GGTTTTACAGTAGTACATCTTGCTGATGATTTGATTCCTATTAACTTTGCTACTCTTGAATTCTCTTTCTTTACAATCTTAGCAGCTGATTTCATATCATATCCTAAAACTGTTCCTGAACCTATACCTGTCATTGAGATTCCGATCAATGCATCCTTTTCAGTAGTATCTTGCCATATTTCTCTTAAATAGTGAAAATTAGTATATCCTGCTTGGAGTGTTCCAATAAAAGCTGCAGCTTTAACTCTTGCTTCGTAATCTTCTTGCGAGTCAATATCACTCGCATTTACTTCACATAAATTACAGAATTGATAAGGTCTTAATGCAATTTCACAACATGGATTAGTTCCCCAGTCTTTATCATTGTTTAGATAAATTCCTGGTTCACCTGCTCCTGATAGTTCAACTCTTTTCCATAAATCCATAAAGAAGTCTTTGGTTATTTTATGTCTCATTAAACATGCTGAATTATTTGCTCTACCTCTTTGTGGATTCAATTCCCACCAGTTACCACTTTTACAACCAATCATCTGATCATCGTCTGCACTAAATAAACTAATCAATGCAGCTCTTCTAATACCACCAGCTAAAACTGCATCAGCAATATGGCATACAATGTCATGGACTTCAATCGTTGATAGTTGATCTCCTGATTCTTTTTCCTTCAACATTCCATCGATCTTAACTAAACACTCTTTTAGTGGTTGAGGTCCTGGAGCTTTACCACCTGATGTTACAAGTCTAGCTCCTTTTGGTCTAATATCTGAATAATCAAATTCAACTCTACTACCGCCACCATTCATATAGGATTTCATAAGAACTTTTACTGCATCAGCCCATCCTTCAATACTATCACTAATCAGATATCTTTTCTTTCTTTTAGGATATGGTTTTTGTATCATAGGAAGCGTTGCAACATGGTGTTTTTGTACTGAATATCCTACACCCGTTCCACCTAAGAGTAAAAACATACATTCACTAAATGATTCGATTGAATCTATTGGAAGGTATGCACAGTTATAAACTCTATTTGGAGAAATTTCAATTGGTTTACCAGCAAATTGCATACTTCTCATTGAAGGAAGTATTTTCTTATCATATACAAATTTATACACATCTTCAATATCTTGCTTCAAAGCTGGATATTTCTTTTGGTGCATTTGCTTGTTTCGCGTTACTAACTCTTCCCACGTCTCTCTCCTATTTAAGTCTGGGATAAACTTTGCGTACTTCATATAGACAGTAATGTCTGATAGAATTTTGTTTGAAATTTCCATTATAATGTTCCTCTATTTTTTCTTGATTTTATTATTTCGGTATAACCGTTGTGTATATAATAATTATGTGTATATATGTATATAGCTCTATTCATCCGAAGGTTTCTCCTTTAATTCCATAAATTTATTTGCTAATCTTTTACGTAGAAATTCTTGTCCACCATCCATTTGCTTTTGCGCATCTTGACCTTGAGCTGAAGCTCCTTCGTATATGTGAATTTGTCCGTTTGACGTATTCATTTTACTTGGCAACGTAATTCCATCAGGTCCAAACCTATTTTTAATAACATGCCACCTTCCAGTTCCTGCTATTTTGTCTTCCACTTTTCTTGACAGTGATATTACAAAATCAGCTGTCATAATCTTTGAATAAGATTCTGCTATTTTCTCTGCTCCAATAACATCCTCCTCTAATGCAGATCTATTTGCTTGAGATGCTGTCCAAACTGGTATTTCATATTCTCCTGCCATACCTCTAAGGTCTTCATAGATATTACCAAGTTCATGTCTTACTTCTTTACCATTACCTCTTAATAGATCCGCATAATCTACTATCACTATATCCGGCTTAAATCCTTGTATGGTGCACTTATCAATATGTGCACGAATAGTGTTCACAGTAGCACCCTTTGTTGGAAAATATTTCACTATCAATTGCCCTTTGAGTTTATTCACCCGTTTTTCAACATCCTCTTTATGAAACTTCAAATTTTGCGCTGCTATACCAGTAAATACAGAATCAAATCTTAATCCGACATACGCTTGATTTAATTCTAATGTATAATGAACTACCGTCTTACCTGCTTTTACTGCATTGGCTGCTACATTGACTAATCCCCAAGATTTACCGATACCAGCTGGGGCTACGAATACTCCTAATTCACCTGCTCCTAATCCTCCATCAGCCATATCATCTATTACTTCCCATCCTGTCTTGACGGTCTTACGTAAACTTTCTTCATACCGAGCATCTATATCAACATTGTAATCATGTCCAATGTCTTTATCGCCTCCTGCCTTCATTGCTTCGTCAATTTTGGTTTTTATACCATCATAATCTCCAAATTGCAGCAACTCAACTGATTGAGTTATAGCTTGTTTTATCTTTTGATTCTTACAGAATTTTATAGTTTCATCCTTAACAAAATCAAGGTCTGAAGCTTCAAAGTTCCGCACTGCATCTTTAAGATGTTGAACAATCTCAGTTTTAAGAACATCATTCCCAATATCTTCTAATTTTACCTTCATTACTTCTAATGTTGGTTGTGATTTGAATTCTATATAATAATCTGTGATTGTGGACATCATCCACTTATTGGCTTCTGATTCAAAATATTCAGGATCTAGAATATCCATAATCTGTTGTAAGAATGGTTTATCTTTGAATAAACAAGCTATCAATTTCGATTGAAAGCTATATCCGTATTTTAAGAATGTATCTGACATATGCTCTTAATATAAGAAAAATATTTGTAGTATGCAACTAAACTAATGAAAAAGCATGTAATGGCATAAAAACTTCTTTTAGCCAAAATTCATGATTTCTAATAGCTGTGTTCATCTTATCTTCTACCAACATTAACTGGAATTTTGGTTTATTCAAAGATGGAATTGGATTGTGTACAATATTTCTAATTGTTTCTTTTGCTCGTCCTGATATATCTACATCGTGGAGTTGCATTAGTTTGTGATTTAATTCTAGTAAGTCGTAGTTCTCATTGATTGCATTTAACATTTTTATCTTACTGTCTGCTGAAAGCTTAATGAGATCTTCTATTGTAACTTTTTGTTCTTCTGATAGCTCTGGTACTCTTTTAAGTAAAGATTTTAGTCCTACTCCTGGAATACCTGGAATGTTATCTGACTTATCTCCACTTAAAACTCTATACATTAAATAATTTGGAGCTGATATTCCAAACTCTTCTAAGATATCGTCTTTGAAGTACATTTTCTTTTTTGTAGGACTCCACACACCTATTCTTTCGTCGATTAGTTGTAAAAAGTCTTTATCTGATGACATAATGAAATGTCTAGATTCTGGAAGCACTTGTTGTGTTATGTATGCCATTGCATCATCTGCTTCTATATTTTCTATAGACATACACGTTACTGGTAGTGTGTCTAAATAGTTTATCAACCTTCCAAGTTGCATTTTCATGTTTTCTTGTTGATCGGTTAATGATCCTCCACCAGCTTGATATGCTCTGTTTAGTTTTTGTGATGGTTTTCTATTTCCTTTATAAGCAGGAAACAGTTTACGTCTTCTCTGACTACCACCTTTACCATCAAAACATATAATAACTCTTGTAGGTTTAATCTTTTTGATTGCAGCCCCTATAGACATTAGAAATCCACTAATACCACCAACATGAATTCCATCATCATTTGTTGCTGGAGATACTGACCAAGATCGTATGAAGGTATTGAGGCCGTCAATAACTAATATCCTATCATTGATATTGCTACTAACAGCCTCGTTTTCCTTTAACGAATCCAATATAGAAAAATACTTGTTTTTCATAACCTTTATTCTCTATCCTTCTGGTACTGGTTCATCACTCAGATCAATATCATCTACCCCCAATTTGTCTGTTTTGTATTTCATAATACTAACATCACACATTTTTTGATAGATTTGATTTTTTAGATCTTCATTGCCCTCAAGCAATCCTTTCCAATCTTTGGATAAGAATTTATGAATTTCTCCGGTATCAGTATCTGTATATCCGTACCACGCACCTGATTGCGTAACTAACTTGTGGTTTTTCAATACATTCAACCATCCACCATAATCATCCACTCCACTCTCAAATAGAATTTCAAATTCAGCTTTTCTCAAAGGTGGTCCCATTCTATTTTTGATAACTTGAGCACTCGTTTTCATTCCAACTACTACATCTTGCTTGTCAACTTTTGTTTTCAGTTGTCCCATAGATTTTAATCGAAGTCTACAGCTTGAGTGAAACCCTACTGCTTTACCACCTGATGTTGTCCATGGATCACCGAACATTACTCCCAACTTCTGACGAAGCTGGTTTGTGAACACTAGACATATTCTTTGTCTACCGATCATCTGAGTAACTTTTCTCATTGCTTTTGATAGAATTATAGCTTTTGAAGTTGCCCAACCGTCTTTCTCATAATCCGCTTCCATTTCTACTTTCGTAGATGCTCCAGCTAATGAGTCTACGACGATCGTTACCAATCTGTCTTTACTAGACTCTCTAACTTTGTTTATGATATTTTCAATTGATTCAAAGATATCTTCAATCGTTTCCAATTGTACATATAACATCTTTGATACATCCATACCAATAGCACGTAAGAACTCTTCGTTCATTGCGTTTTCAGTATCAATATAAACCGCTAAGCCATCTTTCTTTTGAGTATTAGCAAGTAGGTGAGCAGCGAGTAATGACTTACCCGATGCTTCAAGACCAGTTATTTCGGTAATTCTACCAACTGGTATTCCACCATGAGGTCTGTTTGCAATAGCTAGATCAAGCGTAGATGATCCAGTCGAAATCCATTCTGTTAAATCAGTTGGAGTATCTTCTGATCCATCTAAGAAATGTGCTACTTTATAATCTTTGAATTGTTTATTCAACGATGCTGCGAGCACCGTAGCCAGTTCATCCCTGACTCCTGCTTTATCTTTTGCCATAACTTACCTCTTACTTAAATAATTCATCAAATGCATCGTTAACATCATCTACTTTCTTAGTCGACGATTGTGTTGATGTTTGCGTTGAAGCTGGTGCCGATTGTCCTACTGGAGTCTCATCACCTGATCCTGGTTCTAACCATTCTGCTAATGCTTGTTTAAGATCATCGTATGATACTTCTTTGAAAATATCAGTAATATTCTTTTGACCATCCATTATCATATTTGCAACATCTTTATTGTCTGTTGCAGCGGTTTGATTAGGTTTCACACGGATTGTAGTTTGTGGGAAATTTTTTCCAGTTTCTTCTTTTGTTAAGAATTCAACTGTAATGTCTCTTCCTGCTTGTAAATCTGTGATGTCACCATAATCTGGATCAGCGATAAAACTTAGTAGCTCTTGATAAACAGTCTTACCAAATCCCCAAAACTTAACACCTTCCGATTCTTGTCCTCTTACTAATACAGGGACATAAGTTCTTAAAGTTGGATCAAGCTTTCTAGCCATTTGCCAATCATCTTTATTACCGGTAGCTTTTAATTGCTCTGCAAATTCCGTTACTGGATCTGCTTTACCAAATGTTACTGGTGACAAGTAGTTCTTTTGTCCTAAGTTGTAGTGAAAGTACAATTCAATGAAAGGATTATCCTTGTTGTGTTGATAAGGTACGATTCTGATTTGTTGTTTGCCTGGTTCAGGCTTCCACAAGTTTGAAGTTCTTGTAGTCTGTGATTGCAAGTTATTTAATTTCTTGCGAATAGCGTCTAAGTCAATTGCCATTTTTTAATCTCCGTTTGTTAATTAGTTAATAAAATTATTTGTCATTAGTTACCTATATAAATAGGCTTCTAGAATGATTTACATTAAATATACGAAATAAAATCTGTGTTTGCAACTTTATTTCCATAAAATTTGAATTGCCACTAAAGCACATGCAAGTACTAACGAAACCATCGTTTTTGAATTTATTCCCTCATTCATATGAATGCTCGTTAATATTGCAAATGACGAAATTCCAGTTGCAAATCCTATAAATCTACCTGGCCATAATGACCCATCGAAATACATTACAACATATTTAGTTGCAACGATGAATGCGTATGATATTGGTATTGAGAATATACATGCCATTAAGAATGGATGATCTTTTGCCCATTTATTGATGAATTGTGCATTTGTTTGATACCAGATCAATATCTGACCAATAAAGAATAATAATATTCCATATATAAAATTTGCCATAGTCTTTGCCTTTTATTTAGACTAAATATACGAAATTAAATTGAAGTTTGCAACAGATTAGTTGTTTTTCTTGATATAAATTACGTCTTCGATTTCAGTGTTAATTCTTCGAAGTCCATCATCATTTGTAACGAGCATTGTATTCTTATAATTATCCCAATCTACTTGATATGTTACGTCAAGAACTCCATTATTTAACAACTTAATCAGATTGTTTAATGCGTTTATAGTATATAACGTGTTTGTGTTTTTCTTACGGTGTAGTGATATGGTATTTTCCATTATAGTAAAATCGCGAGATGCATCTATGTTGTATGTGCACATTAGATCATTAGCACTTCCAGCTTCTCTTAATACAAAGATCTTATTATATAAAACCGTGTATGTTTGGATAATGATATCTACTGTATCTGCTAAGTGTGGTTTTTGTGCGAATGTACATAGTAGCTGTGTTCTCATTATTTGTCACTCCTAACTGATTGCGCAGCTTTTATTCTTGCCTGCATCGCTTGAGCATATTGTATAATAGTTCTTGTAGTTCCAGTAGGTCCGTCAGACGATCTGTAAGTCTTTCGACCTAGTTCAATCGGTTCTCCACCTTCTTCTGCGATAACATATGTAAATACAACTTTACCAGTTACAATTCCACCTTTTTCTCCTCCTGGACCATATGTGAGTTTTTCTTCTTCTTTTACTC